AGCCTCTGATGCAAATTGGAGTGTGGTTGGTGTAGGCGATCTTGGTAGGTTTGAAATCCTTGATGTGTATGACGACTTCTATGACATCAGGGCAAGGGCTTACAGCTACCTTGGCATAAAAGGTGACTGGGTAGTTTATGATGACTTTGTTGTAGCTGGTCTTGCCGCAGCACCCGCTGACGTAACTGGACTTGCTGCCAACCTCAATGGTTCTACTGTCAACCTATCGTGGAACCCAACCCCTGACCTTGACTTGTCTTTCTATCGTATCAGACATTCTGTTGATCAGACTGGTGCAACTTGGTCTGGTGCTGTGACCTACGTTGAGAAGGTCCCTAGACCGGGAACCTCTGTTGTTGTTCCTGCTAAACCGGGGTCATATATGATCAAGTCCTACGACAAGACGGGCAATATCTCCGAGAATTACACCTCTATCACAGTGCCTACCGCTGCACTAGAGACATTTACAAACACACTCACTGACACTGAAAACCCCTCTTATACTGGCACAAAGACAGGGTGTTCTGTTGTTTCTAGCAATCTGGTTATCACCAGTGTGTCTGGAACAGCCCCCTTCATGGCTACCTATGAGTTTAGTGGGTATATCGACACTGGTGCAGTGCGTAGGTTCAGGTCTCGCGTAGATGTTGATCTTAATCGTAAAGATACCTCGTCTGGCCTTTGGGATGACATCCCCGGATTGTTTGACACCTTCCCCGGATTGTTCGATGACTTTACTGGTGGCGCACAAGTCGATGACGTGAACGTTGTTGTCTATATCTCCACTACACAAGACAACCCGGCAGGGACCCCTACATGGTCCGCTTGGCAAGAACTGAAGGTTGGTGACTTCTACGCTCGGGCTGCAAAGTACAAGATCGAACTCTACAGCCAAAGCACAAACATCACACCAGAGGTTACTAGCTTGGTAGCCATTGTTCAATATAACTAAGGACACCCGACATGGCAACACATGATTATGTCATTGACAACCAGACAGCACCTAACTTCAGGTCTGATCTAAACAGTGCGTTGCAAGCAATTGTGACGCAAAACGCTAGTGCTACTGCCCCAGCTACCACTTATGCAGACATGATTTGGTATGACACGGCAAACAATCAAATCAAGAAAAGGGATGAAGCTAACTCTGGTTGGATCACCCTTGGAACGATTGATGAATCCTTGGGGACATTCCTCCCTAATGCTATTGCCAGCCAAGCTGAAGCAGAAGCGGGGACAGCTACCAACAAACTGATGACGCCCCAGCGTACAAAGCAGGCTATTGATGCACTGGTTGTTGCAGGTGGTCTAACCCTTTTGGGAACCCTCACGACGACCAGTGGCTCTACACAAACTCTGTCTGGTTTGACACTGACTAACTATAAGTATCTGTTGCTGGACATTAATGGCGTGTCTCACAACAGTGGAACAACGCAACACTTTAACTTTGGTACTGGACAGGTAACAAGTAACGGCGCTACTTCAGCAAACATCTGTAATGGTACGGCTCTAGTATCGCTCGTAACTGGCATTATTGTAGCTACGGTTGCTCGCGGTACACTGCCTGAAACCAACCAAACAGTTACATCACAAAGTGGTTACAGTACAGCCACTACGTCTGTTTCGTTTTCTACGGCTGCTGGTGGTACTTTTGATGCTGGCTCTGTTCGTATTTATGGGTTTAGGTAATGGAATACTTTGAAGTAATCACTAACGCAGAGACAGGCGAAGAAACACTTCGGGCTTATAGTCCAGAAGAGATTGCTGCCATTGAGAAGAAGGTTTATGAAACAAGTGCAGAAGAAGTTCTCTCTCAAAGAAATGCACTCCTTCAATCTTCTGATTGGACCCAACTTCCTGACGCTCCTGTAGATCAAACTGCTTGGGCCTTCTATCGCCAGTCTCTTAGGGACATTACGGATCAACCGGGCTATCCTACTGAGGTAATCTGGCCAAAGGCTCCTGAGTAACAACAAGGACACTCACAATGAAGAAGACAGTTTCTGGCGTTGTTGCCGCTGCTGTTATTGCTGCATCAACCCCTTTCATCGCTAAGTGGGAGGGGCTTTCTCTTGTCGCTTACAAAGACATTGTGGGTGTCCCTACCGTTTGCTATGGCGAGACCCGTGGTGTTCAGATGGGAGATAGCTACACAAAAGCAGAGTGTGAAGAAATGCTCCGCAAGTCTGTCGCTGAATACTACGCTAAACTACAGCCCTACATGACCAACAAAGACATTCCTATTGGTGTGCAAGCATCTCTCCTCGAACTTGCATACAACGTAGGTATCCATGCGGCTGGTACTTCTACAATGATGAAGTTGGCCAACCAAGGTAAGTACAAAGAAGCTTGTCAGCAACTCGACCGTTGGGTCAAAGCTGGTGGCGGTAAGGTGCAAGGTTTGGTCAACCGTAGGGCTGACAGCAAAGTCAACCTATGTCTAAAGGGCCTCTAACATGAAGTGGCTCACCTTGGTCTTGTTTGTTGTTCTAGCAGGCTGTGGTGGGCCTCTCAGCCTACTTACTGGTGGCGGTCCTAACGTAGCCGCTAACACACAAGCAGGCAAAGAAAATACACAACAAGTCGTCGCAGTACAACAACAAACAGAAGCGGGCAGGGATGTCATACAGCAAGACAACCCTGTAGTTGCTGACCAAATCAAAGAAGTGAATATCCAACAAACTCCTTTGTGGATGATTATCCTTCTTGTCCTTGGGTGGCTCTTGCCATCACCTAACGAAATTGCCAGATGGATTCGAGGGCTATTTAAATGGACTACTTGAACTACATTATTGGGGGTGTAATCTCCTCAATTTTTGCAGGGATTACATGGCTTGTTCGCCGTGTACTAACTAATGAGAAGCAGATTGCTTTGCTTCAATTAGAGATTAAAGACAGAGACGTTAGACGACAAGAAGACCGGGAGATTATGCAAGAAATCAAGTCTGATCTTAAAGAGGTCAAAAGGGATATTATCGACTTGTATAAAGCTCAACCAGAGCAACAGCAATAGTACCAAAAAGTAAACCCCCGCTCAGGTAATTCCTGAACGGGGGTCTTTTTATTTCTAGATTAGTTACCCTCTTCCTCAAGCTCGCTAATCAGACGGTCCAGATACCAACGCGCTTTCTTGAGGTCTTCGACAGGCTTCTGTTTGTAGCGCCAACGATGAAGATACTTCTTGCAGTTACCCTCAAGGTAGCCAGTGAACCCTTGCCAAGACATGTTGTCTTTCAGGTATTCAATACACTCAATGTTCCCATTGTTGTAGTGATCTGGGTGATCCACAGCATCTTTGATCACAGGTTCTTCATAAGTGAGTGTGTAAGTTGCCAAAGTTTTTCCTTTAGTGGGGGTGTCCAGAAACTCTACGTCTGACATAAAGAGCGTGTGTCCATCAGTCTCATCAAAATAGTCCATAAAGCTATCAAACCGAAGTTTGACCCAACCCGGAGCCTCTTCCACAACATCTGCTTCACCCATGTGAGGCATTATTTTCCAGATAGCTCTTTTCATAGTCCCTCCTCGTAAAACGCTTCTAGCCATTGCTTACATATATCACTTCTGACGACATCTTCAAGCCCAAACTCAACAACAGACGCTTGAATGTTGTATTTTTTGGCAAGGTGGATGGCTTTGGACAGACCAGACTGTTCCTTGATGTCTGACTGCCTAATGTCGCCATTCATGACTAGTTTACAGTTGTCACCGATACGGGTAACAAGCATCTTGAATTGAGCAACATCAAGGTTCTGGCATTCATCTGCAAGTACAAAGGCATCCTTGAAGGAAGACCCTCGCATGTACTCTAGTGGTGCCATCTGGATGTTGCCATTCTTGATGTCAGTCTCCAACTTGTTCTTACCTAAATGCTCCTCTAGGACAGACAAGACAGGGGACAACCAAGGTCCAAACTTCTCCTCCATAGTCCCCGGTAGTGCGCCTAGAGACTTGCCAACAGACACAGCAGGACGTGTCACGATTATCTTGTCGATCTTCTTGTTGACATAGAGGTTGGCAGCATAAGTGGCAGCAATGTAGGTCTTACCAGTGCCACTAGGACCAAGGACGATAACCTGTTGGTGCGTCTTTAGGGCATCAATGTAGAGCTTCTGACTACTATTAAGGGGGACAAGTGGAATTGTCTTAGCAGCCGCTTCTGCCTCTGCACCCTTAAACTTTGTAGCCCGTTTGCCGCGAGGCTTCTCTAGAGGCGTCATAGCTCTTCAAACCAATCCACAATTTCTTCATACCCACCAATGTAAGTCCCGTTGTACCAGATTTGAGGGACTGTTTTAAGGTCAGCCTTAAACATCAACTTCTTGATCATGGGGTGTTCTTCATAGTGGTAAGCAACAAACTCGTCCCCCTTATCTTGGATAAGTCGTTTAGCCCTGTCACACCAAACACAGTCATCTTTAGTGATCAGATGATACATTTATTCAACCTCTACCCAATCTTCTGAAAGAAGGTCTGATTGACTTGCCAACCAAGGTACAAGATTGCCACCAACCGGACACATGTAAATATAGGGCTGACGCATTTTAGAGTAGGCATCAGGCACTTGTAGGGCAATCCACATACCTTTTCCGTTCCAACCCTCTCTAGCAGCTTTTTTGCCAGACTTGATCCAGTTTAGTGCATAAGAAAAACTAGCCATTTTGTTCCTCGTCTTCCTCTTCTTCCATGACAGTCAGAATATAGCCAACCATCATTTTAAGGTCATCAATTTCCTCTTGTTGTTTCCAAGTGAAATACAACAGCGGGATAAGAAGGATAATGTTCAGAACGTCATAGATCATGATTAATCCAGTTTGATGATTTTGTAGGCGATGAAGACAAGGATGGCAAGCATGGTGTAGTCGATGAAGGGGTAGAGTGCAGGCATGTTTTGTAGTTCCTTGATTAAGAGGTAGGAAGGGGCCGAAGCCCCAACCAATTAGGAGTTGTAATCGGGTTTTGTAGCAGCCTTTACAGCCCACATTGCTGCATCTTCGATGTGAGTTTGAGCAAGGGAACGCAGCCTGATTACTTCTAAAACTTGGTCATGCCCATCAGTGCTGGCACGGATTGTTTCGATTAGGTCGATTAGGTCTGCGGCTTTTCGCTTGATCCTGTAAACCATATCGTCTGATGAAGGGTTGAACGTGATCCCCACACGGTATTCGCCTTTAGTCATTTTCTTCCTCATTAGGTAAGGTCAACAATCTCACACGATCCGCCAACACAAGCGAATGTTTGAGTTCCTTTGGAAGTGTCCTCCGTTTCGTAGTCGCTCAACTTAGCCCAATCAATCTTAGAAGGCATGATCGACAGAAGCTCTTGATACTCTCGCTCACCCACTTCCTGATAAGGTGCCTGTTGGTATGTGTGATCCGAATGAGGCAGGAACGACACACCAGACACTTCATCAAAATGCTTGTAGACCCAAGCACCAACTTCCATCCACTCACTATCACGTACCGTAATGGTCACAGACGGCTTATGCTCACACCAATGACGCTGGTAGGTAAGCCACAGGTTAAGCTGTTCCAAAGCAGTCATGTCGTTACGAGTAACAGCCCCAGAAGGCGACTTCATAGGGAAACTGAAAACAGTGGTGCTTTCAGGCTTCATAACGTCAGGTTCCGCAGGGATACCTTGGTCGATCATAAACTGTGTCAGGGGGTCTTTGTTATCTCCTCGTACAGTGCGAATGTAGTAGCTGCTATGACGAGCATGAATACCGGAAGCGGAATCAACAAGCTGGCTAACAGTGCCGGAAGGCTTAACACAGGTAATTGCAGTAGAAACTGGAATGCCAAGGCGATTTGCCCAGTCAGCATTAGTAGCAATAGCAACACCTTTGAGGTGGTCAAGAATTTTGGCAACAGTCCAACCTTCTGTAGCAAGAGCAATGTCGTCGTCAATCAGGATACGGTTATCCATGATACCTGTCAACGACACACCAAGCAGACGCTCTTCCTCAGTATTGTCCTTCCAGACCTTACGCAGATACGGGAAATGCGTATAGGTAGACTGGATAGTCCCAAGGATAGTTGCAAGGCGAACCTTGCGTTCAAGGTCTTTCAGAGTGTCGTTAGCACGAACAACGACTTCCGTAAGATTCATTAATGTTCACTAAAGGTCGTTACTCTTTAGCGGTTGACAAGTTTTATAAACCCAGTCAGCAAAGGTTAGGAGTTCTTCTTGTGTTGCGGAACTCTTCATCATGTTTGCAAGGTGGCTTATGACAACCACGTTACCTTTAACATAACCTTTACTGTTGTCTATGCGATCCAAAGCTGGGGAATTAGGTCTCCCACCACTTTTTCCGACAAAGGTTTCTAGCTTTATCCCAAGTATGGGACAAAACTCAGGAATGATTACATCAGACTTGTCCAAATCAAAGTCAATGCCACGTTCTTTTGCCCTTTGCTTTGCTCTTCTGAACATCTTAAGACTAGGGTTTTCGCCCTTAACACGTTCAGAGTTGCAAGATGGACACAGTGTAACAGTCTTCTTTGGTTTAGGAAAGATTGTACCACACTTTGTACACTCCCTTTCCAAGTCCGTTTTATAGTAACCTTGCCTGTTCATCATCTTTACACCTATTATGTAATGTTGCCAAATTACATATATAGGTGTAATGCTGGTTTTTGTCAACCCCTGCATATTTCTATGCAGATCAGACTATATCATCACTCTGTATTACTACAGAGGCACGGCGCTTCCACTCACTTGAGTGTATGGACTTCATAATCTGTTCTAGATCGTATGTCCTAGTCGTTGAACCTTCAAGGGCATTCCTGCCCAAGCTTGGCTGCTGATTACCATATCCGAAGACTTAGGCTTCCCAGCAATTCACCGTGTTTTACTTCTGCTATCTATTAACAGAACTGGTACGGACGAAGGATAATCTCGGAACAAGGGTTAGTCCCGAAATCGTAGGAAGGGTCACGACGCCCATTCTTAGCAGCCTGCTTCTTAGATGCAGGACGTGAGAAGATGCCTCGTTCACCACTCTTGCTTTCCACCAGAGACAGCCATTCCCGCATGAAGGTTTCCATGTCAGGCTTCTCGGTGTAGGCAACAGAGTTGTTAGCCAATGCCCGTTGTTTCTGACCTTCCCACCATGAACCAGATTTGGCATGACGCATACGGTCATCAGAGAGGTTCGACAGGCTAATCATAGCCGACCGACGAACACCACCAACAACGACAACCTCACCAATCTTACACATGATGTCATGGCATTCGATGGAAGACAGCTTCCGACCTTTTGCATTGACAAAAGTGTTGATAACGAAGTTGAACAACTCTACCAAAGGGGCAGGGCCAGAAGCTCGACCGCCAAAAGTTTTCAGTTTAGCACCAGCAGGACGGACCTTAGAGACATCCCACTTGGGGATTTCACCAGCGTAAAGCATAGCAATCAGTTTACGAAGGGACTTAGCCCAACCTTCCTTGCTATCCTTAACAACAATCACGTCATCGCTGGCGAACATATTCTCAGGGACTTCTGGGAGCTTGCTGATGTATTGACGTTCAACAGAGAAGCCAACACCAGTGCCACACAGAAGGATGAACATAGCTTCGTCGAAGGACTTGGGGTCGTCCACAGGCAGATAGGAACAGTTGTAGCCTGCCGTGTTGTCGCGTTCCAGTGCAGGACCAGCCGTCATCAACGCTCGCATAGAAGGCATAATGTCAAGGCTAAGGATAGCGTTCTCGATTTCACCGATAACTTCCCGGTGT